AAGAAAATATCAAGTTTGGGTAACAGGCTCTGGAACTGGTCCCGGTGTAACATCCTCACTGTTTCAAACTGTATTCGACCAAGATTATACTCTTCAAACCGCAAACCCTGTATTCGATGCAACAATTGGTTTGCACACAAGCTCACTTCTTGTGCAAACAATAACAACATCATACGATGCTGTAAATGATCAATACTACTTTCCAAGCACATCTTTGATGATGCGTGAAAAGATCGATATATATCGTACCTTTGCGCAACAACTTTTGGGTAGTGACACAAAACCTTTTACTTTTATTTCTGGTAGCTTTAACGGAACATCTGTTGTTGGTACATCGATTAAAGATGCTTTGTTCTTTTCGTTTAAACGTTTGTTCTCAAGAGATCAACTAAAACGTGAAACATATGCTCTTAGAATGTTTTATAGCGGCTCTGCTATATCTCCAACTCCAAGCGATTTGTCTTCAAGTGGTACCGCAGAAAAGATTTATACCGATCTTGGTTCTTCTACCAACGTAAACTATAGCTTTCCCGGTGGCTCTGTTGGAACGCTTGTTGACACAGCAACAACAAATGCAGTTGGACTTATTTGGCACGATCAAGGTATCGTTGTTCTGGATGCTAACAAGGTTTTCAACCCAACACAAACAATCACAGGTTCTATTCAAAGCGTTACAACACTAACCGAACCATTCAACGGTTCACTTCTATACAGTGGTACAGGTGCAGTAAACGCATTGTTTGCCAGCGCATCTATCGATGACGTTTTAGACTATGTTTGCTCAACCCGTTTCACAGGTTCAGATGCCACAGTAATGGCTTTCCAAAACCAAACAAACATCAACTCCAGCGTGTACTTCTGCAAGTTCTCTGCTGATAGATTCAACTACTCAAGCAACCCAACTTACACAGACAACGACGGACGTATCGTTGTGATCGATGCAGGTCAAGAAGACATTCAACGCAGCTTTGCATTCATCACAAGCATTGGTTTGTATGATGCCGATAACAATCTTTTGGCCGTAGCAAAGACCTCACGGCCAATTTTGAAGAATTATCAGAGAGAATACACAATAAAGTGCAGACTTGATTATTGAGAAACTCAACAAAATCGAACAGTTATGTCTATTCAACGTTTTGAACCGGGAGATATCGAGTTTTTTACGATTCAAACGGTTCCCAGTACAACCTTTGTTTCTAGTAGTACAGGAGTAACTGGAGCCGCCTACGTTTATCCTCGTCGTTCTAATGCGATGAAAGATTATTACGTTAACTGGGCTGCTGTATCGGGAGCACCCACAGGTTCCTTTCAACAAATCAATGACATAGATGACGTTCTTGCATTTGCTAAACAATCATCAACCCCTGCGCAACTCAACAGCAGAATGAAAGAATATCTTTCTGTTGTTAAAAACCAACCAACAAATCCAAGAAACACGCAAAAACAAGAAGTTGTAAGATTTACTCCGGGTGTAAATCTTAACTTGGATATGACACGCAAGTTTGTTACAACAAACGTCTTGATGCCTTACTACAGCTTATTTGGAACAAACTATAACTTTGCGTTTACCAACTACAACTCATTGAACTTTGTTACAGCAAGTGGATTACCAACAGGTTCTGCGTTGCTTTACCCTGCTTCTGGTTCTGCCTCTGGACTAGGAACTCTTGTATCTTCCAGCTACATTCCTAGCGGAGCATTTTCTTTTGACTTTTGGATCAATCCAAAATATACAATAGACACACAAACAAGTGAGTTTAAAGCTGGTACCATTCTGCATTTCTCTGGTGCTTATGCCTTGTCTCTTATATCTGGTTCAAGCAGAGATTCGAATGGTTTAACAGATGGCTACCGATTGCTTTTACAACTCAGCAGTTCAGCAACTAGTTTACCATCAACAATAAATCCAGCAACCCCAACAAGCTTAAGCTTTGTTTCAAATGATAACTGCTTAACAAGAAACACATGGCATCATGTAACAGTAAGATGGGGAACAAACAGTTATAACTTTGGTAGTGGTTCGTTTATGGTTGACGGAATAGAACAAGGTACGTTCTATATTCCGTCTGCCAGCGTTGCTCCTAAACAACAAACCGGTAAAGCATTTCAGTCGGTACTAGCAGTTGGAAACTTTTTAGAAACACCAGAAACAGGCACAGCCGGTTGGTTCTTTTCTGATATAGCTCAAACACGATTTGGTGTTCCTGTTTCCGCACCTGCATTTCTCTTAACTCCACCAAACTATGATGAACCTCCAGCATATAAACTTGCACACCCTCTCAATGCAGAAGTGCATGAACTGAAAATCTATAACAAGTATCTTAGCCAAAATGAAATAGCCTCAAGAAGCCTATCAGGAGCTCCATTAGGCGATCCAAATCTATTGTTCTATCTTCCACCTATGTTCACAAAAGAATCGCCTGCAAGGGCTGTAGATAATACCGCCGCAGCCCTTGGTGGTGTGCTAGTGCATCCTTTTCAATGTATCAACGGAACAACAGAACATCCATTTAATGTCGATCTTAGTTTTGATACAGGTGGTCACTACATCAACCTCGAAAACTACACAAGAGACTTTGCTACAGGAAACTATCCAAGACTGATAAACCTCACTGGAAGTGCTCTTGTTGGCAACACACAGCAACTAACCGCTAACCAGTTTCTTTACAACACAGGCTCGGTTCGTAAAAACAGCTTAACTATTCTGCCAAACGATAACGGTCAGTTCACACCAAACTATTACGAGCTCTTGAATAACCTTAGTTCAAGTGCGTTCGTTACCGATAAGGGACAACAAGCCTTTAACTTGGTTACACTACGAAATATGTATTCGTTGGAATCAATCTATGATCTTGTACCTCCAACTAGCGGAAGTGCAACTCTCAACACCGATCTAAATCCAAGAAGTATTATCGCTGCACTATCCGGCTTTGATGTAACAAGTTCTCTTGGAACTCTTAACCCCCAGCGCACACCAACCATTCTCCAAAGAACTCAAGAAAACGGAAGTTTGCAAGTTGTTATCTTTGATATATCCAACTTGTTCTATGGCAACAAAATAGCTCCAAACACCTTTACAATCACCGATACAAACGTATCAAACAGTTATGGCAAGGTTGGTATCACTCTCAAAGATGATGGATTTGGAAGTCTTTATCGTGCTGATTGTTCTGGTTCACAAGCTTTAAACAACTCTGTTGGCAACATCTTTTATGACAACGGCATCGTGCTAATCAAAAATCCAAGCCTTTATTGGTTTGGAGAAAACGGTTTTGAATGTTCTTTCCAAGGTGAACGTAACATTCACGTTATGAAGGCAGATTTGTACGCCAACCCTCTTGAACTTGTAAGCTCCAGTAACCCAAGCTGGAATCGTGATTTAGAAGCAACGGATTTTGCTAGTGATTTTGATAAACGTTATGTGTATATCACCGATCTATATCTTCATGACGATAATCTCAATGTCATTGTAAAAACAAAAATGGCTCAACCGGTTTTGAAACGCTCCGGGGATCGCCTGAAATTCTCGATAAAAATCGATTTTTGACCTATACCCACTATTTATCATCACCTATACTACAATAGAGGTGAAAAATGATAATAGAAGACAGAGTTGAATCGATTGCTGGTAAACCTAAACAAAAACAGAGAATTGTTGTTATCGAATGTGATTTTTGTCACATTGTTTTTACTCCAAAGAAGCTGGACCCTCGGCAACTAAAAAACAAAAACCACTACTGTAAGCTTGAGTGTGCGTATGCTCATCGGAGATCGATGGAAAAAAGCTATAAAGCTTCTCCTAGAAAAGCAGAAGTTGAATGTTTTTATTGCAAGAAAGTTGTCCTACAATGGAAAAATCAGATTGCTAAGTTCGAACATCATTTTTGTAGCAAACCTTGTCGTGGCGCAGCGATTAGAGAACGTTTGATTGCTAATAATGCACGAATGGATGACGATATAAAAGAAAAGCTTCGTAAAGCTGCCATAGATAGATTTAAGGATAAATCGAATCATCCTATGTTTGGCAAGCATCACACAGAAGAAGCAAAAGAAAAAATCTCAAAACATCACAAAGAAACAGGGTGTTTAAACGGAGAGAAAAACCCTATGTATGGCAAAAACCATACAACACAAACCAGACAGAAAATGTCGGAGATCGTATCCTCTGAGATGATTGCGGGAAAACGTAGGGCTTACGGGAAGAACTTTCATGAAAAGGGATATATATTTTCTGAGAAATTGAGCAAAGAAGTTTTCTATAGATCGTCTTGGGAAAAAGCAGCGGTTGAATGGCTGGAAAAAGAAATAACAGTGAAAACGTTCACGTATGAGCCATTTGCAATCACTTATAAGCTAAATGAAGGAAACAGAGAGCACGTTCGCCGTTACATTCCAGATTTTCTTGTTGAATATGTGGACGGTCGCAAAGAACTTTGGGAAATCAAACCAGCAGCTTATTCAGAATCAGCCAAAGTAAAACAAAAACAGTCAGCTGCTGAAGAGTATTGCCAAACACATGGCATCGATGCTTATAAACTACTGACAAAGCAATCATTAGAAGAGATGAATATCCTCTGAGTTGATGTAACTCTGTCTCCCCTACTCTTCTCTTGGTTGTCTTCCACACTTACATGGATCTCTTTTTCTTTCTGATTAATCAAAGAAATATAAATAACCTTCTGCTCCTGATCTTCTAATGCCAATGTTTCCAGCATGAAAGTCGTTCATTCCTTGTTTTTTAAGTTCGGCCATATCAGAGGCTAATCTTTTAACCCAATCTTTTCCAAGTCTAAGTTTATCAGCGATATATGATACGTCAGATGCATCAAGGTAATGTATTCCGTTTTTCATTTGCAACAAAACAATTGTATCCGTTAAGGCTTGCTTTAATTTTTTGTCATTTAAGTCAGGTGTTTCAAATTTTTCTTTTATTTCCCAGTAAAAGGTGTGTTCTAGAAAATGAAACTCTCCAGAGTCATAAATCATAGGAACGGCTTTGCCCATACTTTTTTTACCGCTCCACAAGGCTTTTGTAGTTTTTTTCCCACGTTCTTCGGAATTTGCATTTTGTTGCATATCGGGGCTGCGTCTGGCTTCAATTTTTAAAACATAGTTTCCTAAATCGTATGCATCTCCATATTGACCAGAGCCGAGATATTCGAATTTCGTAGCTAATTGCAAAATACTTTGAATTGCACTATGGTTAAGATCGATGAATGCGTCAATTACGTTATACATGTCACCATCAAATTCTTCATATTCATAGGCTATATTATCAAATATTCTAGACGTTGCACTTCCATTACTAGTAGCAGGTATGGCCATCTGTTCAATAACATCATTTGTGGATACCGATTCAAACAATATATATTGTAGTTTCATAACCCTTAAGTATTTATAATTTGGTATTATGCGACCAAAAAAGAAGCCTGTAAAGCGTAGACGTAAACGCAAACGTCACTATATCACAGGCATCCATCACTCTCCTAAATGTCCAACACCAATCAAATATAGGTCGGGCTGGGAGCATACAGTTGCGCTCTATCTGGATCAAGATCCAAACGTATTATCCTACGAATATGAAAGCATTAACATTCGATATGCAGTGGCTGGGAAGTACAGAACCTATACCCCAGACTTTCTCATCCTTTATAAAGACGGTAAAAAGGTTATTGTTGAAGTTAAGCGATCAGACAAACTTACTGATCGTAAGGTTATTGCCAAGGCTACCGCAACAAGAAAATGGTTAAAAGAGAATAAGTTGGATGATTATAGCTACGAGTTTTGGACTAATGCTGTGATAGAGGGATTTACGAAGTTGTTAGAAGCAAAGACTAAGACTTAGTTTTCAAAAGATTTCTTGCGATTGAGAGTTTACGTTCAGCGGTTTCTCTGTTTTCTGAACGCTCTTTTTCTGCTGTTTGTTCTTGTTGTTTTCTAAGGTCTGGAAGGTACCGAGAATATATTTCTCTCTCGATGCGACTACCAGCTCTTGCTTTATATTTTGTTATAGCTGCATATTTTTTGATTTTTTGTTCGATCCAATCT